ACTCATAATTAAGTCAGTGGTCATAACTGAGAGTATGGAGAATGATAGTATTGCTAGTAATAATGTCATGTACTTCATTTGTTACCTCCGAAGTCGAACTCACCTTGAGTAGGTTTGTTCTGTTCTTTTCTGAGAAGCTCGTCGGTAAATTCACCGAGTTCAGAGATTATCTTCTGGTCTTCTTCGTAGTCTACCTTAGCTATCTCGTAGCCGGCCTTAGTATCTGACCATGCTTGCTTAGGATGTTTGATGATAGTAGATGTTAGCTTTTGTGTTTGGAAAGCCAATGAACCAATTTTATAGAATAGTTTATTATACATGTCTCTATTATTTATTGATGTCTGTATCACCCGATACAAACTTACTACGGATTAACTTACAACGGACACCGCTAGGTGAGCGTTGTTAACGATAGGGGTCCCATGGACAAGGTTCCAAGAGTCAAAAAAGTAAAACAAGGTTCCAAATGGAAAAACGGGAGACGGGGTCTGCTGAGAGCGAGGGGGGAGAAGAAGTGAGCCTGATATACTGTACTTTTTTCAAATTTTTTTGCAAAATGGCATCTCATGTCGATCCTTAGAGAAAAAGACGAAGCTCATATTGTGACTGAGTCCGATCGAGCTGAGCTTCAATCCCATTTTCCATACGCTGGAATACACTTAAACGAGCTTTCGTTACAGGAAGAAAGACTCTTATTATTTCACTTACGTGGTATGAGTAAGGCAGCCGCCGGCCGTGCTGCGGGGTACTCTGACCTAGATCGAGTGTACTCTATTTTCAAACAACAAAAATTTCAGAATGCGTTGCAGTACCTTCGTAATGAGATGCGAGAAGAAATAAAGTTTGATAGAGACACAGCTACCTCTATGTACTTAGAAGCGCATAGAAAAGCAGCTACCTCTACTGAAGAAAAAAATGTTGTCGATTCTCTGTGCAAGCTTCACGGTCTATTTGTGCCGGACAATGCTACTCAGATAAATATCAACGTAGATAAAGTACAACAACTCGAAAAGTTATCGGATGCTGAATTATTAAAACTTGCAGGAGAAGACCAAAACTATTTGGAGCCTGGCGATGCAGATTGATAAGCAAGAGTGTTCTAAATGTAAGGGGCTATTTCCCGATACACTTATACCGACGGACGGGATCTGTGTGTATTGCAAAGCGGATGCCGCAGAACAAGTCGTAGTTCCGAAAGAACCTGTAAGTCCGAAAGTTAGAAAACAACAATCTGCTCAGAAGCGAGCGGAGAAAGAACTCGCGCTCCGTATATTGTCCCGAAAGCGGCTGTTGCCTTTTGTAGAAAAATTTAATCCTGACTACCATGCAGGGTGGGTACATAAAGATATATGTAAACGTTTAGAAAAATTTAGCGAACAAGTTGAGAACAAAGAGTCCCCCAGGTTGATGTTGTTTATGCCACCTCGACATGGCAAGTCTACTTTGGCTAGTATCGCGTTCCCTGCTTGGCACTTAGGTAGGCATCCTAATCATGAATTTATTAGTTGTTCATACTCAGGATCCTTGGCCATGAACTTCTCGAGAAAGGTGCGTCATCTATTAAGAGAACATGTTTATAAAAAAATTTTTGAAAATACGAAACTTGATAAAGATTCCCAGAGCGTTGAATCATGGAACACAACCACGGGCGGCGGTTACGTAGCGGCGGGAGTTGGTGGTGGTATCACGGGTAAAGGTGCAAACATTCTACTCATCGATGACCCTGTAAAGAACCGTGAGGATGCAGAGTCCGATAACAATCGCGATGCGATCTGGGATTGGTACACAAGTACGGCGTATACCCGTTTGTCACCAGGTGGCGGCATACTTGTAATCCTTACGAGGTGGCACGATGACGATCTTGCAGGTAGGCTGTTGCGTGTAGCAGAAGACGGCGCGGACGAATGGGAAGTGGTCAAATATCCAGCAATCGCTGAAATAGATGAAGAGTTCCGCGAAACTGGAGAAGCGCTTCATAGAGAACGTTATAGTGAAGATGCACTAGATCAAATACGTAAAGCCATTGGTCCTAGAGACTGGTCGGCGCTGTATCAACAAAACCCGGTGTCCGATGAAGGCGATTACTTTTCTAGGGATATGGTGCGGTATTACGACTCCGAAGACATAGAATTTGATAAATTAAAATATTATTGTGCGTGGGACTTGGCGATAGGACAACGCGACAGGAACGATTACTCCGTCGGAGTGGTAGTTGGTGTAAGTGAATATGATGAAATTTTTGTGGTAGATGTCATCAGAGGCAAGTATGATGGATTCGAGCTTGTAGAAAAAATACTAGATGTATACGAGCAGTGGAGACCTGGCATTGTAGGTATAGAGAAAGGGCACATAGAAATGGCGCTCGGTCCGTTCCTAGAAAAGAGGGTTAGAGAACGTAGGCTGTATGAGGCTTACTTTAAAGATCTCAAAGTGGGGAGACGTGATAAAGAAGCAAGAGCAAGAGCTATTCAAGGTAGAATGCAACAAGGCATGGTATACTTTCCGAAGGATGCGGTTTGGACTGGCCCCTTGGTTGCGGAGTTATTGCGTTTTCCTAATGGGGTGCATGACGACCAAGTTGATGCGCTTGCGTGGATTGGTCTGATGATGACAGAGTTCTCTACGTATTTTGAACAAGAAGAGCATATCCCTTCATGGAGAGATAGACTAAAATATATAGCGAAACCAATAAGGCGTAAATCGTCAATGAGTGCATAATGGCATACGGAAAACCGAAGAAAGCATTAAGTAAAGCAGAAGAGGAGAATCTAGCTAGAAATAATTGGGAGAGGTACACCCGAGCGCGAGACGCGGGTCATGATGATTACATGGAGATCGCGCAGCAGTGTGACCAGTATTACAGAGGGCAACAGTGGGACGCGGCCGATGTAGCAACGTTAGATGACCAAGGTCGACCAGCTCTTACAATCAATACAATCTTACCTACAATCAATACAGTTCTAGGAGAACAAAGTACACGTAGGGCTGATATCAAGTTCAAGCCCCGTGGTAGCGGTATGCAAGATATTGCTGATGTACTTACAAAAGTTTACATGCAGGTGGCTGACAATAACAAACTAGATTGGACGGAAGCGCAAGTGTTCGCAGATGGTCTGATCCAGGATCGCGGTTGGTTCGATGTACGTATAGATTTTTCTGACAATTTCAAAGGCGAGGTAAGGATCACAGCTAAAGATCCGTTGGATATCATTATTGATCCAGATGCAAAGGACTACGACCCACGTCATTGGAATGAAATTTTTGAAACTAAGTGGATGAGTTTAGATGAGATAGAAGAACAGTATAGTCAAAAAGCTGCAGATAAATTAAGAATGATATCGGAGATGGGCACTTCTTATGGTGGAGATTCTATGGAGTACCAAGAGCAGAGGTACGGCGATACTGAAGAACATGAGTATTCTAGTAATTACGCATACAACCCAGAAGAGGCTAGGATTGTAAGATCAATCAGAGTTATAGAGCGTCAATACTACCAGTTAAAAGATTGTATGTACTATGTCGATCCAGTTACGGGGGACGAGCGTCAGATACCATATGACTGGGGTAAGAAAAAAAGAGAACAATTTGCAGATGATTTTGGATTACACATAGTTTCAAAAAAAGTCCGGAAGGTTCGTTGGACAGTAACAGCAGACAGAGTAGTACTCTTTGATGACTGGTCTCCATATTCACATTTTACTTTAGTACCTTACTTCCCATACTTTAGAAGAGGAAGGCCGTTTGGCATGGTAAGAAATTTAATTTCACCACAAGAACAGTTAAACAAAATCAGTTCCCAGGAGCTGCATATTGTAAACACAACTGCTAATAGTGGTTGGGTAGTTGAGTCAGGATCATTGACGGGCATGACTGCAGATGATTTAGAAGAGCATGGTGCGGAGACTGGTTTGGTTCTCGAGTATAATAGGGGTTCTAGCCCCCCAGCTAAAATCCCACCAAACCAGATTCCCACTGGGTTAGATAGGTTGGGGCAAAAAGCTGCTGCTAATATAAAACAGATTAGTGGCGTATCAGACTCTATGTTGGGTACAGATGGCCCAGAAGTTTCTGGTGTAGCTATACAACAAAAACAAAATAGAGGAATCTTGATGATCCAAGTTCCTTTGGATAATCTTACAAAGACAAGGCAGTTTTTAGCAGAAAAAATCCTCCAGCTTATTCAACAGTACTATACGGAAGAAAGATTAATTCAGATTACAGATGAATCCGATCCGTTTAAACCTAGTATACCTGTACCCATAAATGCCATGACCCCAGAAGGTACAATAGTAAATGATCTTACTTTAGGTGAGTACGATGTTGTAGTAGATACTATGCCTGCTAGAGATACCTTTGATGAAGTGCAGTTTGCAGAAGCTATACAGCTAAGACAAGCAGGAGTGCCTATACCAGATGATATGATTGTGGAATATTCTCACTTATCACAAAAAGCGCAGATTGCAGATCGTATTAGAAGGCAGCAAGGCACAGCTGAACCTACAGAACAACAATTACAATTACAACAGTTCCAACTAGAGTCTCAAATCAGAAGCACGCAGCTTGAGATTGCTAAGATGGAAGCAGAAGTACAAAATCTACAATCACAAGCGCAGCTTAATATAGCTAAAGCGCAATCAGCTGAAGCAGATCCTCAGTTGAAGATTGCAGAACTACAGAGTAAAATCCAAACAAAACGTGAGGAGTTAGATTTACGTGAGCGGTTATCCTCAATGACTAATGAAATGAGGAAGAACCAAAGTGATACATCAGCAGCGGCAAGGTTAGCCACTGCTGCTATGAAGCCAACTAATAATAGGAGTTAAATATGGCAAAAGAAACCACAACAGAAGATACTATAGTTTTTGATTCTATGCCTGGGGGTGACAAGAAAAATATCCAAGGTACAGAGTCATTTAGTGTTGATCTAGATTTTTCAGAAGACACAACAACCGAGGATACAGATCCCGTTGCTACGGAGGAGCAAGAAGTTGAAGAAGAAACCACAGAAGAGCCAGAAACAGAGGTCGAAGAAGCTGAACCAGAGGCGGCTGAAGACGAAACAGAAACAGAAGCAGTTGACGAAGGAGAAGAAACAGCAGAAACAACAACAGAAACAACAGACGAGGGAGTTGTACAAGAAGATGTACAACAAGTTGCAGAGGAACCTGTTGAAGTAGAAGAGAAAAAAGCACCAATGGTGCCAAAATCTAGGCTAGATGAGGTATTAGCTAAACAAAAAGCTTTGCAAAAACAGCTAGATGACTTGCAAACTGCTAAAGTAGAGGCTGTAACTGAAGCTCCTGAGTATGATTTTGCGGCAAAAGAGGCTGAGTACCAACAGTTTGTGTTAGATGGCGAGTCAGAAAAAGCTATTGCCTTAAGAACCGAGATAAGAAATGCTGAAAAACAACAAATTATGTTCGAAGTACAGCAAACTACTACTCAAAACATCCAACAATCTACTGAAGCGCAGTCCTTACAAGCTAAAGCTACTGAATTAGAGGCTCAATATCCTGTTTTTGATGTAAACAGTGCAGAACATGACCCTGATTTGTTAAAAGAAGCCCTAGAATTACGAGATGCGTTTATGATTCAAGGGTATGATGGCGCTTTTGCTTTAGAAAAAGCTGTAAATACTACTCTGACGTTGCAAAAACCAGAATTATTAGAAACAAAAGCTCCTAAAGTTGACCCAAAAGTAGCAGAGATTAATAAAAAGAAACAAACCGCTAAAGTCAGCGCTAAAATAGAGGCTTCGCAGCAACAACCTCCAGCTATGAAAGGAGAAGGGGCTGCTCAACGTGGAGATAAACCAATAGATCTTAATAAATTATCTGAAAAAGAGTTTAGTGCGCTCCCAGAAGAAACGCTTAAAAGGTTGCGTGGGGATTTTGGGTAAGCTAAGATAGAAGTTCGTTCGCTAAGACGATACTTAGCCCTCATCGTAGAGGTAAAACACGTTATTCGTCAATCAAGACGTAAAACATGGTCGAGCTCGTGTTCGTTACAATCACGTAGACGTTTCCCAACGATAAAGGGTAGACGGGTAAAAGTCGCCCCAGAATATAGCGACTGGTTAACTTTAATTATAAAGGTATATAAATGGCTAATACTAACTTTAGCGCGTTGACCAGTGAACAGCTCACCATCTGGTCTCGTGATTTTTGGCGTGTTGCTAGGAATATGTCCTTCATTAATCAATTCGCAGGTAGCGGACCCAACGCAATGGTTCAGGAAATTTCTGAACTTACCCAATCCGAGAAAGGAGCAAGAGCAGTTTTAACTCTTCTTGCAGATATGACCGGTGATGGTATTGTTGGAGACAACACCTTAGAAGGAAATGAAGAGGCGTTAAGATCCTTCGACATCGTCGTACAGCTTGATCAATTAAGATTTGCTAATAGGCTTTCGGGCAGATTGGCTGATCAAAAATCAGTTGTAAATTTCCGTGAGCATTCTAGAGATGCACTTGCTTATGCAATGGCTGATAGAATAGACCAACTAGCGTTCTTATCGTTAGCTGGCATTGCATACACTAATAAAAACAACGGAGCTTTGAGGCCTGTTCTTACATCAGGACAGAACCTTGGGGACCTTACGTTTAATAGTGATGTAACTGCACCAACAAGTAATAGACACAAAAGAATCAATGGTAATGACCTTGCCGCTGGTTCCGTTACATCTATTACTGCTTCTGATACTTTGAAGTACAGGCATATTGTCGATCTAAAAGCTTTCGCTAAAGATCAGTACATCAGAGGTATGAGAGGCGCTGGTAACGAAGAGATGTATCATCTGTTTGTTTCCCCGCAGGTAATGGCTGACCTTAAACTCGATTCAGACTTCTTAGCGAATGTAAGAAGCGCTGGCATCAGAGGACCAAATAACGAACTATTCGCTGGATCTTCTAGCTTAATGGTTGACGGTATTATGGTTCATGAGTTTAGGCATGTCTTCAATACTTCAGGAGCTCTTAGTGGTTCTTCAAGTAATGCTGGTTCTGCTGGATATAAAGGCGGAGCTAATGCTGATGTTGACTATGCTTCATGTCTATTCTGCGGTGCGCAATCACTTGCAATGGCTGATATTGGTCTTCCAGAAATAGTTGAAGATACTTTCGACTACGGAAACCAAAACGGTATTTCAATTGGTAAGATTTTTGGTCTTAAGAAGCCAAAGTACAATTCTGACATAACAGGTCAGTCTGAGGACTTTGGTGTCATAAGATTAGATGTCGCATTCTAATTGTGATAACATTTTACAGGTGGCTAGCGTTACGTTAGTCACCTGTATTTTTTTAGGGAGTAATTTATGAAAGTAGTATTTGATCAAGACACATACGTGGCCTCTACTTGGGGGCACGCAGATTCTTTTGAAGCCGGTGTGCCTAAAGCTGTAGGAAAAGATTTTGGAGTCCTATGTTTACAACAAGGGGCTAGAGAAGTAGATGGCGAAGAAGAAGTAGCTGCTCCTGTTGTAGAAGAAACTGCAACAGAAGAAACTTCAGTAGACTTAGAAAGCATGACTAAAGTAGAGCTAGAAGAGTATGGTCGCACTATAGGTATAGAACTAGATAGGCGTAAGACTAAAGCGGCTTTAATAGAGGAACTAAAAGCTACAATCAATTAATAAACCATGGGAACACTTACGGGGGCAAATTTAATAACTAGAGTTCAAGACACCTTACAAGACACTACTAGTGTTAGGTGGTCTGAAGCTGAACTTCTTAGGTATCTAAACGATGCGCAACGTGAGGTTGTTAACTTAAGGCCAGATGCTTCTGCGCTTACATCTAATGTACAGTTAAGTACGGGGACTTTACAAAGTATTCCTACTAATGGATTACGCTTACTAAAGATAACTAGGAATATGTCTGGCACTGGCGGCAGTGCAACTGGAGGTAGGGCTATTCGTATAGTTGACTTTGACATACTTAATACCCAGGAGCCAAACTGGAATGACCCCACTGTAACGGGAGATGCCGCTCATGGTACCATTGTAAAACACTATGCTTTCGATCAAGATGATCCTAGGAAGTATTACGTATATCCTGGTGTGGCTGGTAACGCGTATGTAGAAATTGTTTATTCTAAAACGCCTGATGACTTTAGTTCTACTTCATCTACTCTTGATATAGATGACATATTTGCAAACGCCGTGGTAGATTTTGTTTTGTATAAAGCATATTTAAAAGATGCGGAATACGCTGGTAATGCAGTTCGATCTAATCAACATTACGCTCTTTTTAACAATAGCTTAGGACAATCAACAGCTGCTTCAAATATTAGTAACCCTAATCTGGATTATGTTTCTAATAATATGGGTGCTGGGGTAGGAGGATGATATGGCTACATTTGACTCTCTTATAAAGGAAGTATTACCTTATGTTCCTGGGTGTCCTGATACATTAGTAGAGACAAACTTACGTTCATCTACTATTGAGCTATGCGAAAAATCTAAAGCTTACAAGGTTGAGTTAGATGTAATTACTAGCATAAGCGGGGTGTTTGAGTACGAGTTTGACCAACCCACTGGCACTGATGTTCATCAAATTCTTTGGATGACTTATGACGGGGAAGATATGGACCCCACTAGCCCGCGTAGTCTAGAACTTAATTACCCTGATTGGAGAGATAGAACAGGCACGCCAGAGGTTTTTTTACAGATATCTCCAGATTTATTTTATGTAGCTCCTGTGCCGAGCTCTACAAAAACAAACGGGTTTAGAGTTAGTGTAGCTCTTAAGCCCTCTAGATCCTCTAATAATATAGATACAGATTTTTCTACCGATTACAGAGACGGAATTATATTCGGCGCTTTGTGGAGACTTTTACGTATACCCGCTAGGGAGTGGAGTGATCCAAGAGCAGCTGCGGATTACAGAAATTTATTTGACGAGCAGGTTAGAGAAGCTGAAGCTAGATCAAGAGCGGGAGACCTTGGTGTTAGAAGGCTTGTTAAGTATAAAGGGGTTGGATTAAATCCAAGGAAGAGGTATAGAAGGTATGGTAAGGAGATAGATTATTAGTGAAGATGACTTTATTTTACCGCAGCTTGCGGATATTAGACAGTGCTGGAATCAGGTAAAAATAGGAATCGAGTCAATAATAGCAGATGACCCTAATCTTACTTTTAGACCAGAAGATGTATATAGTGAATGCGTCAATGGTAGAGCAGAACTTTTTACATCCCCGATAGGATTCTTAGTCCTTAGCACAGAGATTGATCCGTTTACAGACAATCGAACTCTGTTGATTTGGATAGCGTATGTGTACGAAACTGGTAAACATAACTGGATGAAACATGTACAATGGTTTGAAGAGCTTGCCCGTAATGCAGGCTGTAAATATATAGAGGCTAGATCCTCTGTTTCGCAAATGGAAGAGTATGCGTTAAAACAAGGGTTTAGTTTAAATACAAGAGTTTATACAAAAAAAGTAGATGAGTAACAAACCTAAAAAACAAGACTATAAACCTAGCGAAGCTGAAAAAACTCAAGCGTCCGTAGCAAAAGCAGAAAAAGACTATTTTAATGAAAGGTATGGTCCACTGTTACGTGAGATGCGTGACCTTGCCGCTAGTGAAGACTTTGCACCTACAGCCAAAGGTAGAGCTCAAGCAGACACTATGCAAGCTCTTACTTCTAGCCCTAGTTTAAGAGCTGCTCAATCAGTAGATGCAGCAGCAGATTTAGCATCAGCTGCCGGTTCACAACAAGCCCAAGCAGAGTTTCAAGCATTACAAGCGAAGAGACAACGTCAAGTTGGCGTATTAGGCACTGCAAGAGGCCAAGCTGCAGATGCTACAACTGGGTTATCTAGAGCGGCTAATATACAATCAACAAGTGATTTAGAAGAAGCTAGACGGAAACAAAGTATGGCAGATGCTAGATTTGCGGCTGGATTAAAAGTTGGAGGTACGTTGCTTGGTCAAGGTTTAGAAAATAGACGAGGAGGCGGTACGTTTTTTAGTCCTAAAGGATTAGAAACAGCTGGAGGAGGTTTAAGGGGTAGGCTTAGGGTAGGAGAATATGGAAACTATGACCCGGTAACTGGAAAGGCTTATGGGGAACAAGCTGATGAACAGATTCGAGAACAAAAAGGCCTAACTTCACCGTTTCTTGGAGGCATGATTTAATGGCAGAACTAACAAGACAAATGGTGGGCAATATTAGTAATGAAACTACTGATTTTTCAACGGCTAATCTCCCAGAGGTTACTGATCCAGAAAAAACCTACGCAGATATTACTCGTCAAGATTACGAAAACTATGTTAGAGACTTTAGGCAGTTTGAAGAAAGCTTGATTGATGCTAGAGACGATACAAGTCTTGTAGACCAAGCATCCGTAGATGCTGCTAATCAATCTCGAATAGCTAGAGAGATACAACAAAGAAACATTGAAAGGTACGGTGGGGCTGGTTTAACGGCAGTGCAAAGGCAAGAACAAGCTAAAGCATTAAATTTAGGCGCAGCTACTAACCTTACTGGGTTACTAAATAATGCTAGGATTGGACAACGTGAAGTAAATCAAGCTACTTTAGCTGATCTTATAAATATTGGTCAGGGTGTAAATAGAAGTGCAGTGTCTGGATTAGGAGATGCTTCTGCTATGGCAGCTAATAAACGAAACGCTTATAAAAACGCAAAAGCTGCTCATAGAAATCAAATGACTTCTTTAGCAGGGTCTTTAGGTACTGCAGCTGTATTAGCATTCGCAATTTAGGATATAACTATGGCAGTAGATATAGGACAAATAATATCAAGCGCTCTAGGAGGAGCAGAAAGTTCTTTTGCTCGTAAGGAACAACGTTTGAATCTGGCTGAAGCAAGAAGACGTAATACTAGAAAAGAACTAAACAATAGAGCTATAAATTCTGGTTTGTATACTTTAGATGACACAGGTAATTTTCACGTAGATATAAAAAAAGCTTATGAGAGCCCTGAATCTAGAGCATTACTTTTAGATATCATAAATACTTCTGGTAGTGGGGCTGCTAATTATAAAGACCTAAATAACCAAATAAAAAATGGTAAGTTCGCAGATCTGCCCAAAGTAGTAGATGCTGGGGATGGCACTGCTAATTTTATTGGGGAAATAGAAAAAGAAGACGGTAGCATTCAGCCTTTGACGGAAAATAGAACTTCAAGCCCAAATGACAACCCTGCTCTTATAGATGCTGCCTCTTTGGAATTGTTGGCAGAGTCAGCAATGCTTAATAGTATGGGCGAGTTTGGGATAGATGGCACAGCTGTAGCTGTTTTAGAAAATTTAAACTTTAATAGCCCTACAGTTAAAGGTCAAGTAGCTGCAGTAAATGCTCTAAGAGAAGAAAAAGATCCTGCTGCTTTGACTAATTTAATCGCTCAACTTGGACCTACTATAAAACAAACAGACCCAAATAGAGGAAACGTTACGGTTGATGATTTAGGGGGCAAAGCGGCTACGCTAAATCAAACAGCTACTTCTGAGCCTATAAAAGGAAGACCTACTGGGTTTGCCGTATTAGATACAAGCCAAAAAGAAGTTCAAGATGCTTTGCCTTTTATAAACAACATAAAAGCGGGACAAAGTTATTCAGAAGAAGAAATAGATCAACTTTCAAAAGGTTTAAGCCCCGGGTTTAGAGCTGCATTTAAGAAAAAATTTAGTTTCAACAGTAATTTATTAGAAAAAAATGCAAATGAAATTTCTGAACTAGAAGCTATAGAGGACAAATCTCCAAAACAAGAAAGAGATTTAGCTAAGTTAAAGAGGAGGAGAGAAAGCTATCTTATACCTCAACAACAAAAACAGATTGATAGAGTCAGACAAAATGTAGCAGATGATACGAAAGCCCAACAGGACGCAGATATTAAAGCAACTGAAAGCGCACGAAAACAGTTAGAAGCTAAACAAAAACTTTTAGACAACCCAAATATTAGCGAGGGTAGAAGAAAAGAATTAGAAGCTGAAATAAATCAATTAGGGGGTGTAGGAGCCGATGATTTCAATTTAGGCTTTGATGTTTCAGAAATACCAACAGATATAGAAGGAGCCACTGCATGGTTCAGCAATAAAGCTAATACAGACGCAATTGAACAACTTGATCCAGACAAGGTCGCTAAAGTTAGGGAGTTTTTAGAAGATAAAAACATTAACAGCAAAAAAGAATTGGTTGATGCTGTCAAACAAGGTGAAGTTTCATTTAATCAAGCTAGGAATATAGCTAGAATAACTGCTTGGTCTGTTGTTGATAAAAATGGGCAAAAAGATGCGCAGCTTTCAGCTAATATCTATTCTGGGTTTATTAATGAAATGCAAACAGGCAACCCAGTTGTAACTCCCACACAGATGGCTAACGCTCAAACCTCTAGGAACAACGCAGATTTAGCAAAAGCTAGATACTTAGATGACTTGAGACAAGCTGGGTTCTCTGACATAGAGGAAGCTTACAAAAGTTTAGGTGAAACAGGAACGCCTCTTACTGATGACTTTACACAGAAAATGAAAGTGCTTGAGCTTAAATTATTCCCAGAAGGAAGTAAGAGTCTTCAAAATCTAACAGACCAGCAAAAGCAGGGTATAGATGGTCTTCTTTCTCAGTTCTTTATTAAAAAATCTGAAGAAGTAGGGCCAGAAAATTTATCAGATGCTATAGGGGACTTTTTCTTAAGAAGTCCAGCAGATATTACTTTAGGCAATCTTATGGACAATTTAGTCTTAATACGAGATAAGCCGAGAGAAGAAGGAGGCAAACCTATAAGAATTGTGTTTACTCATAACATAGGCGGCAAAAGAGCATTTGCGGATCAAAGTCTAGATTGGAATGAGGTTACCAAATCTTTACCTGGAGCGATGGCCAACGTTTTCGAAAGTAGACTACAAGAGGGAACACAAAAGAGGGACTAATGTGGCAGTTCAAAAAGATACTTTTTTTAGCGAAATGGGAAAAACTGCTATCCCAAAAGATACTTTTCAATCTGAACAAGCTTCCTCTAGAGCAGAACTAACTGACCCAATTCAAGTTTTTAAACAAGGTGTTGTTTCTGGTGGCTACAACTTAGCTGCTAATCTTGAGTATTTTAAAGGCATTGGTAACTCTATCATGGAGGACCAAGATGCCTTAGAAAAAAACCTCTACGCAGCCGAAAGATTAGAACAACAGGCTGGCATAGCTATGGCAGACGTACAGCAGTTTGACGATTTTCTAGAAAATCCAACTGCTTTAGGTTTTATAAATCAAGTATCAAGTGCAACAGGACAGTTTGCACCTTCTGCTATTGCTAGTGTGGCTTCAGCCGTATCTGGAGCTGGAGCGGGAGTCGCTGTTGCTGGTCTTACAGGCGTTACAAAAGGGTTAGTTCAAAACGTAGCAAAAAAAGAAATACAGAAAGCTTATAAAAAGAAAATGAAGAAGCAGCCTTTGACTAAGGATGAGGAAGATCTTTTAGCTGGAGCTTATGATTCTTATAAAAAACTTAGGCTTGGCCCTGCTGCTAAAGGCGGCGCTGTGGCAGGTGCAGTAGCTCAAGAGTATCCACAAGGTGCAGGTATAGCGTTTGCTAATTTTGCTGAAGAAGATATGACTGATCCAATTCGAGCGTTTCAATCTTTAGGGATTGGTGTTCCGTTTGCTGCAGTTGGCGTGGGGGCAGAAGCGTTAGTATTTAAAGGATTGACAGGCATTCTTAAGAAACAAGGATCGGGGCCCATTCATAAACGTATTTTAGGAGCAATAGGACAAAGTGCTGGTAGGACGGGAGCTGTAGAAGGCATCACAGAAGGTATACAAGAAGAACTTTCTGTTCAACAAAAGTTTGCTATTGATGATGATTACACTCAAGCTCAAGCAAGACTAGATAGAGCGCAAGCCGTATTTGCTGGTTTCTTTGGTGGTGTAGGTATAGGTGCGGCTGGTGGGACAGTAGCTGGTACTTTAAATGCCGCAACAGGTGATAGGCTTGTAGACCGAGCTAGAGAGAACGTGACAGCTGGGTATAAAAAAGAACAATACAACGCCTTCTTAGAAGAAAGGTACGGAATAGATCCAGAAGATGGACTGGGTCAGGTAGCTACAGAACCTAAAGCGTGGATAAAAGCTCAAATAGAAGCTATGTTAGACCCAAACACTGGCAAAGACTCAGTGTTCATAGACAGGGCTAGCATAGGTATTTTTAACGAAGTTAGACGAGAAAATCCAGAGTTAGCAGCCCGATTAGATCAAATACCTAACCATTCTGCAGCAGATACAGGCGAACTGTCTGCAGGACTTCTATTCAGTACCGATGGCACAAAAGTAAACAAGTTTAAAGAAGTTACAGATGAGTTTTTGTACGACGGCACTAAACAAGACGAAGTCCTTGTAGACATTCTAGGATATGAGCACGGTAGGTTACCTGATGCTGATAGAGTAGTAGAAGTAAGGGACGCTGCTAATAACGTAGTGTGGTATCAATCTACAACCCTTGAAAAAGAAGCAGACGTAAAAGCAAAAGCAAAAGAGCTATTCCCGGAGTCCAACATAGTCAGCACTGATATAGACGATCACCTTTCTAGACGAAATCAAGCACCTCAAGCTAGGGGGTCTGGACCATTTGAGCTAGATGATGAAGGTGAGATAGTACAAGATGATGATATAACTGAAGAAGAAGAGCAAGAAGCCTTAGCTGCATTTCGATTTGAGACTCCAGGTGTTTCAGAAGAGCCAGGTATTAGGTCGGCTAATCAAAATGCTAGATTAGCAGTTGAAGGTATTCAAAAAGGTGAAGGTTGGTCTAGAGGAGCATCAAGAGATACCCAGTTGCAAACAGATGCCGCAGCTTATTTTCCTGCTTTTCCTCAGTATGCGGACAGGATGAACAGTGAGTTAAATCGTGGGTTTTACTCAGATGCTTTATTAAGAACCTATTTAAGAGTTTCAGAGAGCGCGCCTAATAATATTTATGTTATACAAGCCATAGATCCAGAAGCTGACAATGTAAGGTACGAAATTAAAAGACTAAACACTACAGATGGGCAAGTAGATATTGGACTAGGGATACCTACTGCTGTAACTGAAGCTATAGAAACAGAAAAAGATAGAGTTTTTAAGGGTGGTAAACCTACTGGGTGGAAGATACAGCCCCCAGGTATTAATCCTCAGACTAAACAACCATATAAAATGGTGCCAGTATATATGCCTGCCTTGACTATTTTAGGTAGGAGAATAAACACTAGATTGGGACTTGCTTCGCCCGAATCAACTGAACTGCAAGGCGCTTTAGAGGGGTTTAATACAATATTTGTAGAGTTAGGAAAACAGAAGTATAAGCTGGATTATCCTGGTAAAGAAGGTGTTGGCCCTAACAGAACTCCACTGCCCTTTGAGAGATCAAATGCTACTGTGTACCGTTCTAGAGGTAGAGACTTCTCTTACAAACAACTACAACCAGGTGATAGGTCTGTAACACCAGAAGCCAGAAGAGGTGACGTAGGTGGCACGGATCAAACACAAAATATTAGAAACTTACGAAATTTAATTAACGGTGTTATAGGAGAGTTAGTTCAGGGAAATAGAAGAGGAGGCGTAACAAGTGAACGACCTTTAAGCGTAGAGCTACAAGAAAAGGTTAATGAAATTGATACCCTAGAGGAGTTAGAGACTTTAGTTGAAGAAGAAATAAACCCTAATATACCTGATCCTCAACAAAGGATTATGACTTCTACTATGTTTGAAGGAGCAGAGTTTTCTGAGTTTGAACAAAGCACTGGTGATTTTGTAGAAGCTACACCAGAACAACAAGCTAACGAAGAATACAAAGCTGCTACGTTTGATGAGTTAGGTAGTACTACAAGACGAACAGATCCTGGTAAGTTTGTAGATGTATTCCCATCTTTAGCACAAAGGCTAGGAGACCCCCAGTTTGTCAGTAAGTTGTCTTTTATAGCTAAGGATAGATTTAAACTCAAGAAAAGAACTAGGATATTTACATCAGACGTTAACTTTGACGAGGTACTTCCTTTAACAAAAAGTACTTTACCCAATATAAACTATATAAAAGCTCAACAAAATATTCTGAATGATTCTACAGACCGAGCTAGGTTTATATCATTAGGCAAAGAAAACATAATTCTAGTTAAAATAGGTGCTAATCCTGGTTCTGCTGAACAGGGAGCAGCGATGATAAGCATTGCTCATGAATTTGGTCACGCTGTATTTGATCAAGAGGTAACTAATACTTTAGAAACAGAAATTGGTAAGAAAGTATATGCAGCATTTGAAGCTGAAAGAGATGCCCCTAACGCTCCTGAAACGTATCAAGAAGGTAATCCTCATGCGTATGAAGAATGGTATGCCGATAAAGTAGGGGGATTTTTATTAGCAGAGCTTAGGAATGAAAAAGTCAAAGCAAAGAACGGGGTTGAGTCTTATTTTAAACGTATTGCTAAACAGATAGCAGATGCCTTTAGAAGTCTTAGTTCTGAAATAAGTAAAAGATTTTCAGTTAACCCTGATTTTACAGATTATGCTCAAAATGTAGTTAGAGTATATAAAGATGGGTTCGTAGACTTTACCCGTAACAAAGGCTCATATCAGCAACGACGTTACTCAAGGGCTATGGTGGATAATTTTGTCCCTAAAACTTTCGAAAGTGCAGGTCAAAGGAGCTTATTTAGATCTCTTAAAAAGGCCGCTATAGAGATATTGGAAGACCCTTCAACTATGGCTCCTCTTTACCTAAAAAAAGTATTCTATCCAGCTGAAAACTTTTTAAAATCTTTAGGTAAAGGTGTAAAGACAGTCGAAGATATAGGTAAAGCGCTGGCTGCAATGTTTTACACTGCTAGTCAATCAGAAGGAGGCACAGGTCTTTTAACAGCTAACATCGTAAAAGCTAATGCAGAAGTTAATAAACTCAGCGCTATATTAGAGCTAGATGATGTATCTCAAATAACTCCTGAAGCTGAAGCTATTTTGCTCGAAGCTGAAAACGATAAGATTCCTACCGAACAGCTAGGCGAAAAAGCTAAACAAGTAAGAGAGTGGCTTTCTGATTTTTATGATAGAGAAAATTTAGGTGCTATTTTTAATAATAAAAAAATAGAGAACTATTTCCCTAGAATGATAGCTATTGCTGAAATTACTGAAAACTCCGCTCTACAGGACTCGTTAGTTAATTTAATTGTCCAAAACAACCCTAATACTACAGAGCAAGTAGCTAGAGAAGTGGTACAAGGGCTAATAGCAGAGCCAGCAAATGCTTTACTAGAGGGTAACGAAACTGACGGCGAAGGTAGATTTAATTTAGGGTTGGCTAAAGAAAGAGCAGAGTTGTTTAAAAACATAGATACGAAAGATTTAAGGGATGCACAGCTATTAGAAGAACCAGCAGTAGCGGTTCGTAAGTATCTAGCTAACAGTATAAAACGTTCAGAGTTCAACAAACGTGGCGGGGCTAAAAGAGTACAAGAGCTTGTAGACCAGCTACCAGAAAACGAACAAGGACATGCAGTTGATGCTATAGATGCCATAATGGGTAGGGTCAATCCAAACATGGGTGCTACTTTTAGGTTTATTAATAGTTGGGGATTAGTTGCAAACATTACAACGCTTCTGGCATTCGCTGTGTTTGCTTCTTTACCTGACTTTGCAGGGCCTATTCTTAGATCAAAAGAGTTTAGTGCGTTTGGTAATTTTGGTAGAGAACTGCAATCTTATTTCCAAAATAGTGAAGAAGCTTCTAGGTTCGCAAAAGATATAGGCGTGGTATCTACAGACGCTATAAACACTATGTATATCAATGCTGGTGAGCTAGATTTTATGAGTAAGAACGCTAAAAATGTGTCTGAAAAGTTTTTTAAGTACACAGGCTTAGAGTGGTATACAAGGTTTACAAGAATATTTGCTGCAGGTATGGGACGTAGATTTTTAATGGAACATCAAATGAGAGCAGACCAAGGTGATGTAAGGTCGCAACGTTTCTTAAGAGAGCTCAATGTTACACCAGCGCAGATAAAAGCTTGGAACAACTCACAGAATGTAGAAGCACATCCTGAAGTTAAGTTAGCTTTAGCTCAGTTTGTAGACGAGTCTATCGTTAGACCAAATGCTGCTGAAAGACCAGTATGGGCTTCTGATCCTAGGCTAGCTTTAGTTTGGCAGCTTAAGTCTTTCTTTTACGCATACGGTAAAAACATAGTTGGTGGTGTAATGCGAGAGTCTAGCAGTAGGGTAAAAGAAGGTGCAGGCATGAACTCTGCGACTCTACCGCTGTTACTAGCCGCTAGTACATTACTGCCATTAAGTATGTTAGGACTAGACCTTAGAGAAAGGTTTAAGGTAGGATTAGCATGGGCGCTACCGGGTGTAAGCCCAGAAGATAAGAACTACAGAAAGTCTCTAGATATGGAGTGGGATAAGTATAGTTTTGAGATCATAGATAGGTCAGGAGTGCTTGGCCCGTGGGCTTTAGCAGCTCCATTATTTATGGAAAGTAAACGATATGGAGACCCTTTTTGGGTTAGTCCACTTGGGCCTTCAGTTGAAAAAGGATATGATTTATTAACAGGCGATTTAGATTTCGGTGATATAACTCCTATATACAATCAAATAGGAGGATTTGATTAAATTTAAGGTATAATTTTGAAATGGCATATTCAAGCACAATTAAGTTAGTAGTGGGTGATACTTTACCTGAGCTAAACTTTACCTTGAAAGACAGCAATACTGCGGCTTCAGGTAAAACTTTAGACGAAGAAGATAACACTACTTGGGCTCCTGTTAATTTATCAGGTGGTTCTGTAAAACTACGTATTAGAGAGGTAGGTCAAACTACTGTTCTTTCTACTATAACAGCTACTTTATCTAGCCCTTCTACTGGCGAGTGCAGTTTAATATTTCCCTCTGGGACTTGGACTTCTGCGGGTACTTACGAAGGTGAGATAGAGTTTACTAAGTCAGACGGTAATATACAAACAGTTCAAGACTTTATTAAGTTTAAAGTAAGAGACGATTTTGATTAATGGCGGCTAAGAGAAAAAGGGCTAAAATGCCCGCTAGAAACAAGAAGAACTTTCGTTCTACGAAGTCTGGCGCGGGTATGACAAAAGCTGGAGTCAAAGCATATAGAAGATTAAATCCAGGTTCTAAACTAAAAACAGCTGTAACAGGCAAAGTAAAGAAAGGCAGTAAAGCAGCTAAAAGGCGTAAGTCTTTTTGTGCTAGATCTGCGGGACAAATGAAAAAGTTCCCTAAAGCCGCAAAGAATCCTAATTCAAGACTGAGACAAGCTAGAAGACGTTGGAGGTGTTAGATGGCCTTCAAAGTCATTGTTGACTCCAACAATCTACGTGTAGTTATAGAAACGGACTCATTGAGTCCTATCTCTACTTTTCAAAATTTTAAATCTGTTCTTACGTTTACCGATTTAAAAGGTGTATTACAATTCACAGATCTGCAAGCTGCAAATGTATTCGTAGATGCAGATACCAAAAATCTCTATTTCTCAGCTCAATATAATTCACCAAACGCAGAAAGCTTTTCGTTTACTGACTCAGAGGTTCTATCTGTTGGTTTAGCTAAGACAGATACTCCAACTGTAACCGAAGAGTTGGCTAAAGCTGTGGGGTTAAGTGTATCTGATACCCCTACTATATCTGAAGAACTTAGCAAAGCTGTAGATTTTGTTAGGACACTTGCTGACACTCCTTCGGTGTCAGATGCAGTAGCCTCTGTAGATAGTGGATTAGGAAAAACAGACTCTACGACTGTAACTGAGGAAGTTGCAAAGTTATTTGCTAGACCAGCCTCTGATACTTTATCTGTATCAGAAGCTTTAACTCAAAGTGTAGGCTTAGGTAAAAGTGACACAGCTTCTTTAGCGGATGCTCCAGCGTTATCCACAGGTTTATCCAAAGAAGATACTTCTACAGTAACGGAACAGATAGCTAAACTAGTAAGTTTTCCACAATCTGATACTACAAGCATCTCTGAGTCTGATGCTAAAAACGTAGGTAAAGCCGTTGATGATTCTTCTGGTGTACCTACAACTAAAACCTACACAGTTACTGTGGCTACCGGAACTAATGTTTACGGATCGGGTAATAAGTTTTATATAGATGGTTTACCTAGTCCTGGATTGATTCTAAATGAAAGTATTACATACACTTTTGACCAGTCAGATTCAAGTAACTCAGGCCACCCTTTTAGGTTTTCTACTACAGCAAACGGCACTCACAACTCAGGTAGTGCATACACTACAGATGTAACTGTAAATGGTACGCCTGGATCTGCAGGGGCTTATACTAGAATTGTAATAAGTTCTTCTACTCCTGACTTACATTACTACTGTGCTATACATAGTGGCATGGGGGCTGAAACCTCTATGCAAGATACTGGAGACACTACGTTTGCAGTAACTGTAGCGACTGGTGTAAACAACCATGGCTCTGGCAATAAATACTATATAGATGGAGTAATTACTCCTATAGTGCACCTGTTAGCAGGTAATACATATACTTTTGATCAGTCAGATTCTAGTAACTCAAACCATCCTTTTAGGTTTAGTGAAACCTCAAATGGTAGCCATGCTGGTGGTAGTCAATATACTACTGGTGTAACTACAAACGGTACTCCTGGGTCTTCAGGTGCGTTTACTAGCCTACAAGTTACTAATGCTACTGCTACTACATTGTTCTACTACTGTACTAATCACAGTGGCATGGGTGGAGAAGTAAACTCATCTCTTGCAGGTACTGGAGACCTTAGTGTAACAGAGTCATTAGCTAGAGTAGTAAGCTTTGTTAGGGCTTTCTCTGACGCAGCAGCTTTAGACGATACAGCTAGCGCTAGTGATGATTTAGCTACACAGTCAGATTTAGTAAAAAACAATGTCCTAACCGTAAGCGAATCACAAGCTTTTTCAGTATCTAAACCTGGTATAGCAGATACTTCTAGTATTTCTGAAGCAATCGCTCTTTTGTTAGCTTCAGCTCCTAGTGACAGCCTTTCTATGTCAGACGGTGTACCTGTTTTTAATGTTTCTAAAGCACTTACTGACTCTGTATCCATAGCAGAATCAATTAATGTAGCTGGGCAAAATATTTTCTCAGATACTGTAAGTATTACTGAATCGACTAATCTTAATTCAGCGGATGGGGTACAAGACTCTACTTCTATAGCTGATACACTTGTTCATAGTTTTGTAATTACTATACCACGAGATGCAACAGCCGTTGAAGCTGTAAGCATTGCAGAAAGTTTGGTAGATAGTTTTGGCAAATCCCTCACGGATAGTGCTACAATATCTGAATCAGTAAGTATTCTGTTTGTACCCGGTGGGGGAAGTATACTGAATACTGCTGCTTTAAATACATTTGTATTAAATTAGGAGCTCAAATGATAAATGATGACTTAAAGTTAAAAGGTAAATTAGCAATTGCAATAAATGGAGAGGTTGTTCAAGAAGTTGATAACTTAGTAGTTACCGCAGGTAAAGGCTATGTTGCTTCTAGAATAAAAGATGCTTCTGCCACAGCTATGTCTCACATGGCTATAGGTAGTGGTTCTACGGCTGCAGCGGCTTCTGATACTGCTCTTGGAAGCGAACTTGGAAGAGTTTCTCTTACAAGTACAAGCGTTTCTGGCGCTGTTGTGACTTATGTTGCAACTTTTGCAGCAGGGACAGGCACAGGCGCTGTTACTGAAGCGGCCTTGTTAAATGCTTCTTCAAGCGGAACTATGCTTTGTAGAACAGTATTTTCAGTTGTTAACAAAGGGTCAGCTGACTCAATGACAATTACCTGGACAGTAACAGTTAGCTAAAAATAGGAGGCTTTTACTGTGGGAATTGTTTTTAAGAACAATGCCAAGACAACACTTGCATCCAGTCTTAGCAGCTCTGCTACGAGCGCTACAGTAACTGACGGCAGCGTATTTCCAAGCTTAAGTGCTGGCGAATTCTTTTTAATCACTTTTGATGATGGCTCAAACAACGAAATATGCAAATGTACTGCTAGGTCTAGCAATACTTTAACTATCGTTCGTGCTCAAGAGAGCACTACGGCAAGAGCATTCTCATCTGGAGATGCTGCTGAAGGTAGGGTCACTGCTGGAGTTCTTGAACAAATTCAAGAGAATATAGCTTCAAAGTCTGCTAATCAGACTGTATTTAATACAACTACATCTGGTGGAGCAACAACTTACAATATAGGAACAAATCCAGGCGTTGAAGCTAACGCTATGGTGTTCTTAAATGGTGTATTACAGCACCATGATACTTTATCGTTTTCAGGCACAAACTTAACTTTTGATGCAGCTCCTCCAAACGGGATGGCTCTTGAAGTTATCATTGATAACTTAATTAATTTACAAAGTTCTAATCTTACAGTTGATACTTTTACCGCAACAGATGTAACTGGTAATAATACTCAAACAGCATTTACTCTTTCAGATGACCCAGCTGCAGAAACTAATTTAATAGTTTTTGTGGATGGTGTTTTTCAAGATCAAGACTCGTACACAATATCTTCAAATACTCTAACAATCACGGACGGCGTGATAGCTGGTAGGGGAGTTACAGTTTATATCATTAACCCAGTTAATATTGGAACTCCGAGCGATAGCACAGTTACTAGTTCCAAGCTATCTGGTGACATTACTATGCCAGGTGGTTTAATCGTAGGATCTAATGATGTTGCTTTTGACTCTCCTACTTTTGTTGTAGATCACGCTAACTCAAGGGTTGGGTTAGGTATTGCCTCACCAACTGTCCCCGTAGATATTGTGGGGGATGTGAAGATGTCGGCAAATCTAACTGTCGACACAACAACCTTAGTTGTTGACTCTTCTAATAATAGAGTTGGCATAGGGATTGATAATCCTGCTACTACTTTAGACATAAGAACTTCTAATGGCTCAGATGCAAAATTAAGACTAGGCTCGTCAAGTTCTATTGGCTTAGATGTTTTAGGAACTATTGAATTTTTCTCTGCCGATCCAGATGACTCTGGTATTAAGTCATCAATACATAATTTATCAACAGGAAATCA